ACTGCGCTCTCTTCACCCATCAAGTCATGCTTGTCTTCGGCAGATGTGAAGAGTCGCTCACCAGATTTGTCGCAGGCTTTTAGCACAATCAAATCAACCATCGCGCCAAGGGTCATGCCCTCCATGAACTTGGGGTGCTTTTTCTGCATCTCGTTCATGTCAAAACAAGTGAGAGGGTAGCAGTAGAGAGCGAAAGGCTGACCATCTGAATCAGCCCACGCCTCTACCTCGATCTCTCTCGCACTCAGATTTCTTCTGCTTCTCAGTTCTTTAGCTAGTCCCATTCTGGGATTCCTTATGCTGTGGCTTCTGTAACCGCTCCAGATACTTGCAGAGCGAAACTTCCCTCAACCATACCATCGAATGACGCGGTTATAGATTTGCTCGTCAGGATGCCAGAACCACTGTAGTACTTCTCGCCAGTGCCTGTGCCAGTAGGATACAACTCGAAGTCCAAGTCTGCTGCTGCGTCCATCACCAGTTGAACTGCATCTGCATCGTCCCAGTAAACATCCATTGATAAGGTGGCAGTCTTGAGAGAGGAGACATAGGTGCGCGAGGTATCGCCCATCACACTGTCTTCAATCGTGTCTGCCGTCTCGTCCAAGGTGAAACTACGAATCTCACCCATAGCAGCGACACTGCCACCGCTAACCGCCAATTTGACTACGCCGCTTGAGCCTTTAGTCGTTGCCATGCTTCACCTCTTAGGTTGTGCCTCTTGTGTATTGGTACTCTATTCGTACCGTTATAATCACCCCACCGATAGGGGCAATACTGCCGTCGTCGGTATCAACGCTGATGATCTGCGTATCAATTGCATTGCCACCGCGAGACCTGTCCTCATCGAGCTTTTCTTCAATGGACTCAATGATGTTATTCCTTGCCGTGTCCAAGCCTGTGCCCTTCACATAACCCACAAGCTCGTAATCAATCGTCGAAAGCCGCTGTGTAGCGGAACCACCCACAGTCGAGTCTCCGCGGTCTTCGCTTGTTGTCCTCACAAGCACTGCCGGATACTGAGCGTTGCTCAACTTGTCGAAGTCGAATGGTTCACGAGTAACGAACTTGATAGTCGTGGGTGTCGTCACTGCCTGTAACGCTGTCACCAGATTGGTAGCGATGCTCTCTCTCACACTCATCGCAGAATCTCTTTGCGGAAGAACCTAGCTAGGCGTGACTCTTCCTGATTATTGAACCCCCACCAAGGACGCTGCCGATCTGTCCAAAATGCCTTTTGAGCGTTGAACTTCCCAGCTAGGTAAATGCTCGCAATGCGCCCACCCTTACTGCTTTCCACTTGCACAGACTTGACCATATCGCCTGTAGCATTGAGGTTCACCAAGTTGGGATTGCTCTTGCCAAGCCCCAACAAATTACCTGCTGGCGACCTACGCCTTGGCCTACTGCGGAACCTTACATAAGCAGGTGAGTAACGCTTAAACGGCCCACCAATCCCCACTCCCTTCTTTGTGCGAGTGAGGATAATCTGCTTGCCAAGACTCGCTGTTTTGTCGATCGAGGGAGAGATTTTCCGCTCAATCTCTTGGCGCTTGCGCTCGGTCAACCCCTTGAGGTTTTTCGGCTCAATGGAGATTCGCAGCCCTACACTCATCGCGTTAGCCGCCCATAAGAGACAATGCCGCGCTCGTCATCTTCAATCGTGCCGCTGTTGTCGTCGTCGTACTCAACACCGTCAGCAAACACCGCAGTCAGTTCTTCTTGATAGCGCTGCTGGTAGAACTGAATCATGTTGAGAAAGCGATCATCTTGTACCCAGTTCGTAAGCTGGGGGAGGGCGAACTTCCACAACACCAGATAAGCATTGCACCGCGTCCACTGGGAGTCGGTCAGGTATTCAGGTTCCATCTCGCCGGGAATCTGCTTCTTGTACCACCACTCGTTTCTGATGGTACGGGTCAGGTCGGTCTGAGCTTTTGCGTGTTCAGTCGCAAACGATGTGATGCCAAAGTCCAAGATGTCAGGGACAAGGGCTACCAGATCAGAGTCTTGAGAAAATGCCATTACCACTTCACCTTGTCGGCCCAATACGCTGCCGATGCTGTTTTGTCTCTGCGCCCTGCCGCTATCTGCTTGGCAAATCTAGCCTTGAACGCTCTGCGCTTTGCTTTGTCTGCTTCACTCTCACCCTTTCGAGGGGGCTTGTTATCTGCACCCTGCTGCCCAAAGCGTATAAGACGAACCTTATCGCCTTCCTTAGCCAATACTGCATGGCTCTTCTCTGGGTGCTTAGGTGTGCGCTTGGGCTTGTTGTAGCCCTCGAACCGCTCGCCTCGGTAGGTTATAGCCAACAGAACCTCCAAAAAGGGACAGCCCCACCCCAAGGAGAGAAGGGGCAGGGCCGTCCAAACGCTTTAGATCGTTGCGTCGAACAACATCTCAACACCGTAGCTATCATCAAGCTCGCCCACACCGTAAATGGCGGTAGCGTTAAGCTCGAAGGCGCGCAGTGATGCGTCGCGTTGTGCTTCGATTTGGAAGTCGCGCTTCATAGCGATAGCCAAAGCCTCGCGTGAGAAGACAGCGCCTTTCGCGTCACCAGAACCGTCAACGGTTACGTTTGCAGACTCGTAAACGTCGATGCCAGCGATGGTGCCCACGTAAGAGTTAACCATAGCCGTGTTCTGCGCGTCACCACCATTGGGGTTGGCGAAGGTATTGGTTAGGTTAGCTTTCAGTTGGTACGCTTGGAAAGGGTTAACAACCGCGAAGATCTCGCCTTGTGCCTTGTTGTTACGCAAGGTGGCAGCAGCCTTGAACAGATCAGCAACCGTGATCTCTTGAGCGGCAGCGCCCAGAGCAGTGCTGAATCCGTCAAACAATGCGATCAGGTCTGCGTCCATCTTCGTAGCGATAGCGTTACCCAGTACCGTTCCCAACTCCTCAGCAGGGTTGCCAGCACCCATTGCAGCCAAGTCAGTCAGAACTACTTGTGCGCCCACCTCACCCACGGAGATTGAGACAGAAGAAGTTGAGACAGTCGTGCTGCTCATATCGGTGCCTTCGGTCAGGTCAGCAGCAGTGATTGCAGGGTACTTAGGCACCTGAATCGTCTTGCCAGCTTCGTCGCCGATGTTGTACATAGTAACGAGGCCCATCATTAGAGACTCTTCTTCAGCAGTGAATCGTGCCTGTGCGATGATATTCGCAAACAGGTCATCAAGGGTTGTGCTCGTTGTAGCAGCCATGATTTGTGTCCTATATCAAAAAAAGTGGTTTATTTGTTTGCTTTCTTGTAGGCGCGGAATGCCTCGGCACCGCCGTCCTTCCAATTAGCAACCATGTCAGCCACAGATATAGGCTTCTGCGTGGAGCCACCAGCCATCCCTTGTGTGCCAGCACCTCCAGCGGAGGCTCTGACGAAATGCGGGTTCGCCGTAAGAAAGTCACCCACCGCCTCATCAACTGAGAGGGGGTCTCCTTTGTCGTTGTATCTGATCGCTCCGCTATCGTCTAGGACTTCAACCGAACCATCGTCCGAGAGTCTTACACGATTCCGCAGCAACTGCGATACCTGTTCAGAATCTACAGCATTGTGCCTGCTTGCCGCCGACAACAAAGCACCGTCAATTTTGGTGCTTTCCAGAGCCGCTTGCATTGCAGCAATCTGCTGATCCTTCTTTTCGACAGTCTGCTTTAGTACCTGCTCAAACTCGCCTTTTTCCTTTTGGCGTTCAATCTGCGCCTGCTCACGCTCAAGCATGATCTGGCGAGCCTCTTTGATGTCGATACCTTCTAGCTCTTTGTCGTGCTTTCGTTTCTCCCTAGCGACTCGATCAGCAACGATGCGATCAAGCTCCTCTTGGGTGAACGTCTTAGCTTCCTGAACTATCTCTTGTGCCGGTTCAGTCTCGGCACTTTCTTCCATGATTTCATCGCTCATGTGCGAACCTCTTTCGAGTGGGGGGCATTATACCAGCTTCACAGGGATGTCAATAGCTGATGGTTACTTTTTAGTCCTCTTGGGCTTGTTCATCGTCTTTTTCTTCTTCTTGTTCTTGCTGTGTCCGTAATGGCTCGGCATCTTTCTTGCTCCTCGTTTTTTTAGGTAATGGCAGCAACTCATCCACAATTGCATATAGCTCATCAAAGTCTGGCTTTTCGTCTTCGGGTGCAGCCGCTGCCAGTGGCTCCAGTAGTTGACGAATTGCCGGTGGTATCGGTCGCCTTGCGGTCAGGTTCCTTGCTCGGTCTAGCTCTTTGCTCATGTTATTCCCTCACGATGGGTAGCCATTGATGGCGGCAGTTGTAACCCCCTCTCACGATGAAAGGGTCGCCCGGAGCCTTGCCTGCCCACTCGCCCTTCCATATTTTTTCGATCTGGTCGCGGGTATATACCTTGTCGACATGGTCACGGCAGAACTGTCGGCTATCCGTTATCAAATCGCCGTAGTACTCGAAACGGTCGATGCCTTGTTCGTTTGCCGTTGTGACAGTTAACGTCGCCGAGTACTGATTGAGCGAATCAGTTGCATACAGTGACGCATAGCGCCTGAGATTATTGCCAAGCCTGTCAGCAGCATAAACTGAATGGAGTCTATCAACCGCCTCCTGTTGTCTGGCTCCAGTTGCTGCTTGAGCCACCTCAACAAGCTGGCGAATCTCCTCTTGATCGCTTGCTTGATAGATTCCATTGATGCTACCTCTCAAGTCATTTATGAAGTCAGCCTTACCCCTGCCAGTGAGCGTGGCTTGATATACGCCATTCGCCAGAGTATCAAGCTGCTGATTAGCTAAAGCCTCAAACCCTTGAAACGATAGCCTCTGAAGCCCTGCAATCGCCTCTGGCGGCACCCTAGTGAATGCGCCATAGGTATTGAGCATCCTGAACTGCTCGTCTGATACGGCTCTATAATCGCCCAGAATGTCTTGCACCTCGGTGAGGAACTCTTGCTCTATCGAGTTGCGTATCTCCGACCTTGCCGACAACGCCCACTCCACATCAAACAGGTCGCCCTCTGTCGCTGGTGCGCTTTGCACAAACGAAGCCAAACGAGCTTCAAGTCGCTGCAATGCATCTGCGAGTCGGCGCTGGTGCTGATCCGCTAACCGCTCCAGAAAGTTGGCATAGTCGTCGGCTGCTGCCATTACTCAGGCGCTACCGGAAACTGACCGAGAACCTGCGTTGCACCTTCAATCTCAACGTGAGACTGCGCCAGTTTGTCATCATCGAGCACAAGGTCTGCGATCTGCTTGTCTATCTCTTGCGCAAGGGTGACCGATCTCACTCCGCTGGCTTTCATCTGTTGCAAGAACAAAAGCTCTTTGTCGTAGTCGCGGATGTCAAACGAGTCAGGATAGAAAACCTCTACATCTGGCGTTACATCCAGCCAGTTGCAGAAGTAAGTCCACAGGTGTTCTTCGGCTAGTTCAAGAAGGTCAGCCTTCTCTGACAGCTTTGCGTTCAGCATCTGGAACTCAGTCTGCATGGCAATGCCTGACATCGTCTTCGCGTCCGTTCCCCGAACAGCGCCCATCTGAGCCATGCGGTTGATTGCTTCCACCTTGTCACTGATTGAAGCCCGTATGCTGTCGATGTTCTGCCCAGACGGTTGCAGCAAGAACGGAGCCATCGTGTCTGCCGCCTCGTCAGGTACGTTAATCACGGAGCCAGCGCCCGCGCTCGCGTCTGTGTCGTAGGTCTTCACAAGTGAGGGGTGGTTGCTAATGCGGATTAACTGCTCAATCTCAGACAGTTCCGAATAGATAGCCTTCTGCATATAGGCGATGTCGGACAGGTCTGATATACCCACTCCCCTCGTCACACTGCGTTGTGCTGGCAGATAAACGGCTGGGATCTTGCCCAGTGGGTTGTCAATCTCGCTTATCATCTGCTCTTTGTCGCCGTCAGACTTCCACTGTTGAATGGTGTCTTTGCGCCAGATTCGATAGTAGCTGATCTTAGTAGTAGCGTTCTCGCGGTCTACAGCCTCACGCAGCTTCAAGTAGGTCAGTTCAAACCTCCCAGATGGTGTGCGCTCCCACTTCCAATCAAACACGTTCTCAGGGGTGAATAGCGACAGATATGGCCTTATCTCTTGTTCAAGCTCCTCCGCTCTCGTCTTGGCATTGGACTGTGGCTTATCCACAAGAATGTAGACGTGACCATAAACGCTTGACCAGATCTGTGCCTGCTTCATAAAGCTATTCAGGCTTGCGCCATCAAGGTCAGCGTCTTTGACGATGGCGTCCAGAGCGGGATTGCCTGCCAGCGAGTTAAACACGCGAACAGGGGGGGTGCGCCACAAGAATGAACTGTAAATGTGAACCACATTCCGGCAGTGGTTATCCACAGGGGTCAACTGGATGCGTCGTGCATACTCGTTCTCTGACTCGTTGAGATAGCCCGTCAGGTAGCTGCCGTTCTGATATTCCTGCCCACCCAAGTATGACCGGATGTAAAACTCCCAGCGTGCCTCATTCGCGTCGTAATCCGGGTGTTGATATTCAATGTTCGATGCCACTAGCTCCACCTCACTGGTTGTTCAACTTCTCGCTGCTTCCTGATTGGGTACAGGTATTCAACCAGATACCCCAGTGCGTCATTCATGTGATCGTAGCCGTCGTCCTTGTTGGGCTGGCTAGTTCCTTCCTTGTACGTCTGTCGCTCAAGCGAAGCGATGGTCTGCTTGCACTTCGGGTCAACAAACAATGACCTCACCCCAGTTGTGGAGCGGAGCCTGCTGTTGACGCTGTTGATTCTGTCCCTGATTGCCGGATGACTATTTCGCACCTTCACCGCAAACCCTGCGTTCTGGAGTATCGACAGATCTGTCCTCCCTCCCGCACTGGTCTTTCTCTGCTTACTTGCTGGGTCAGGGTAGATAGTGATGCGTCTGTCGCCATACCGCTGCTTGATCTCGTCCACCATCTCGTCGGTGTTTGACCCATAAATCACGATCTCGTCTATGACTTGGATGGTGTCAGCCTCTCTCACGCACACTGCTGCGCTCATAGGGTCAAGGTTAAAGTCCATGCCGATGTGTAGCTCGTCATTCATGTAGCCCTTGCGGACGCTCTGCTCGCGGTCAAAAGCGTAATAGATGATGCCTTGATAGTTGACGAACTGGGCGCGGTACTCTTGGTCGAATGTCCTCTCGTCTAAGTCATTCCGCGCTGCCTCAACCTCAGCTTTATCAACATTACCGCCCTCGATGGTCGTGTACTGGAAGGCTTGCCAGCCCTCCTCGCCATCCGCGCCTCGCGTCCATATGTCATAGAAATGATTGCGCCCCTTTGGTGTCCCAATGAACAAAGCACTTCCAAGCCTATCAGACAAAGATGGACGGATTACTTCATACCACGCCTCTGGTCGCATATCTGCGAACTCGTCCATCACAACGAAGTCGAGCGCTCTCCCTCTCAAGTTGTCAGGCTTCTCTGCACCCTTGAGTGAGATGGTAGAACCATTCTTGAGCGTGAGCGATAACGCTGTCTCGTTTCGCTTGCTGACATATCCGTCTGGTAGTGCGCTGTTCAGCATCTCCCATGCGATCTCTTTCGCTGCCTTATAGGTCGGCGCTACATACCAGCAGTTGCGGTTCTTATCCGCTAGAGCAGCACGAAGAAGCTCGTGAGTAGACAGAAACGTCTTACCGAACCGTCTACCAGCGACCACCGCCCTAAACCGTGAGTCACTGAAGAAGATTGCATCTTGTGGCTTAGTTAGCCTCACTCGCCCGCTCAATAACGATAGGTGGCAGGTCTTGCGCCTCCGGCTCTGGTTGGTCGCTCTGGCCTAACCAGTTCTTCCCTAGCCATACCAGCATCGTGGAGTTTCCGTCCATTGCAGCGGTAAATTGACGCCTTCTGAGGCTCATTTTGCCCCCACTCGCCTTTTGTTTGAAATAATCCGAAAAACCACACCCCTTCTCTCTCTTACAGGCTGCGTTTAGGGTGTCGTAGTCGATGCCAAGGATACCCGCCTGTTCCTCTCCGGTGCAGTGGTATTCACACATTCTATCGACCTGATCCCAGTCTATTTCAATCAGTGGTCTGCTCATTTCTTTGTCGCTCGCCTAACTGCTTTGCGCTCTGCTTCAGTATACGAAGCCTTGCCTTGGCCCTTCTTGGTAGCTTTGTTCTTTGCTCTTGAACCCGCTGCCTTCTGTCCAGACGATAGAGAATCCCGCGCAGCCTTTGGCAAATACCTACCTTGCCCTTTTTCCCCCACATAGTCCCAGTCCTGATCCGTCCAGCGGCTCAGTGATGTTTCTTTCTTTGGGCCTTCGTACTTGCCGCCCATGTCTTTGTAATACTTCACAGCCAGTTGAGCAGCCCTGCCAGACCATTTGCCGCCCATCTTCCGCATGGCTTTAGCTTTGGCCCTCTCCCAGATCTCTGGGTTCTTTCTTTTCGCTGTCTCTGCCATCAGTTGTTAAAACTCTGCTTGGTTCTTCCGGGCGTGTCGTGTCGCTCAATCATGCTCTCAAGGGCGCGTATCTTACGCTCTGGGGGCAACTCGTGATAGTAAAACAGCTTCCTGCTCGATCCCGTATGCGTTGCACCAGTATGAACTTCGCCATTCGCCATTGTATGCACTTGGCCTGCGTAGATAGTGCCGTCACGGTTGAATAGTAAAACGCCCCTCATTTTGACACCTGCTTGGTCTTTTCGTAGGTTCTCATCGCGCCCAATCCAAGCATCCCCATCAGGACGGGCATCATCGTGTCTAGGGCGACCAGTGGAATGGTCACATCTATCTCCATCAGTGCTAGGACGAAGTTGGCGAATGGTATGACCATGAAGTTGCCAGCCATTCCCAAGACACACACCCAGCCGACTGCTGGTCTCCATCCTGCCACGAAAAGGTTTCTGTTCGCTGCCTCTACCTTGTTGACCTCAAGCTGCGCCTTTGCGTTCTCATTGGCGTGACGCTCTGCCATGGTCGCTATCTCGTGCGCCAGCTTCGCCTTTTGATCTTTGTCCTCGATGAACTCGGACAGCAACCCGGTGACAGGCCCGACAAGCTCTTTCACGATGCCTAGACTCATATCTCTGCCCTCACTCCCTTGATCGTTAGATAGAACTGTTTGCCGACCACATCAAAGAACTCTGCGAGGGTGTCCTTGCTGTTGTACACCGCTGGCTCTAGCGCATCAGAGACAAAGCTATTACCGACTCCAATACACCCCTCAACGTCGTGTGGGAAGTTGGCAACGTGGAACAAGATAAACGTGCGATCTGGTACGTCCATGATCTGCACAACGTCCTTGAATCTGTTGCCATTGAACGGTTGGCAGGTGTAGTCGCCTTCGGGAATGCAAGACACGTTTGGCTTATTGTCTAGCCACGGCCTCTCAATGGTGTAGCAGTTCCAGCCATACGCCCAAATGCGACCAAGTGTTCCGCTTTCTAGGTATGCAAAACGCTCCAAAAAAACCATTTGC